TAACACAACTTGACAGAGATACTCTTTATCAAGGTAGAATTAATCCGATTGCAACCTTCAATGATGTTGGAACAGTAATTTGGGGTAATAAAACTACACAAATTAAAGAAAGTCCTCTTGACAGAATTAACGTTAGAAGATTATTGTTACAGGCTCGTAAGTTGATTTCAGCAGTCGCAATCAGATTGTTGTTTGAACAAAACGACGCAGTTGTAAGACAACAGTTCTTGGATTCTGTAAACCCAATCTTGGATGCTATCAGAAGAGACAGAGGTATCACAGATTTCCGTGTAACCGTTTCTAGTACACCTGAGGAATTAGATTCTAACCAAATGTCAGGACGTATCTTCTTGAAGCCAACTAAAGCTCTTGAATTTATTGACATTGAGTTCGTAATCACCCCACAAGGTGCAAGTTTTGAAAACGTTTAATAAAATTAAATATAAATTTAAAAACCCTCGGAAACGGGGGTTTTTTATTTTTAATATATTTATAAAGTATGAAAGTAATTCTTGTAGAAAATTTTAAAGAAGAAACAACCCCTGATATTGAGTATTATGCATTTGATTGGGATGATAATATCATGATAATGCCGACTCAAATTATATTAATGGACGAAAACGGGGATGAGGTCGGTATGTCTACCGAAGATTTTGCTGAACATAGACACCAAATAGGTAAAGAAACTTTTGAGTATAAGGGTAAAATGATTAAAGGATTTGCACCAGACCCATTTAGGTTCTTCTCAACCAAAGGAGATAAGAGATTTATCATTGACTCAATTTTGGCTAAACCAGGCCCCGCATGGGACGATTTTGTAAAGGCAGTTAATAATGGGTCCATTTTTTCAATAGTGACCGCTAGAGGACATTCTCCATTAGTTATAAGACAAGCAATCGAAAATATGATTGAACTTAATTTTAAGGGAATTTCTAAAAAAGAACTTGTTAGAAACCTTAGAAAATTTAGGGACATAGCTGGAGAAGAAGATATGTCAGATGAACAACTTATTGAGACTTATATGGATATGAACAAATATTATCCAGTAACTTTTGGTTCAGGTTCGGCACAAAGCCCCGAAAAAGGAAAATTAGAAGCTTTAAAAGAATTTGAAAGTTATGTAAAATACATTTCAGAATATTTGCATAAACAAGGATTTCTTAAAAACAAAATTTCAAATAGATTTATTCCAAAAATATATTTTTCAGATGATGATAAGAAAAATCTAGAATTTACTCATGGAAAACTTGCAAAAAGACCAGAAAATATAATTCAATTTGTATCAACTCATGGAGGAGAAAGAAAAAAGTATGATGGATAATATTTATTAACTGGATTTAGTTAAGTTTCATAAAAAAAAAATTAAAGTAAATAGAAAAATTTTAAAACAAAACTATTTATAGTATATAAAACAGAAAGAAATAAAAAATTTAAAAAACAAAAAATACTATGGCTGATTTATTAATGAAAATGCCGATACCTTATGAACCAAAAAGGAAAAACAGGTTCATTTTAAGTTTCCCAAGTGAACTTGGTATCAATGAATGGTACGTTGAGTCTGCATCAAGACCTGCAATTACCATAGGTTCTACCCCAATTCCTTTTTTAAATACAGAAAGATATGTGGCAGGTAGATACACTTGGGGAGAAATTTCGGTAACTTTCCGTGACCCTATTGGGCCATCAGCCTCTCAGGCACTTATGGAATGGGTTCGTCTTCATGCTGAATCTGTAACAGGTCGTATGGGTTATGCTGCGGGTTATAAAAAAGACGTTACATTACAGATGTTAGACCCAACAGGTGTTGTTGTTGAAAAATGGATTATGGTTGGTTGTTTCTTAACAAAGGCCGACTTCCAATCGTTAGCATACGGAGAAGACGGACTTGTAACAATTCAAGCAACACTTCGTCCTGATTACTGTGTACTAGTATATTAAAAAAATATATATTCAAATTACTATTTACAAATCCACACTTGTTGTGGATTTTTTTTTATAAAAAAATTTCAAATGAACGAACAAATTGCAGGACAAGAAAATTTTAACTTACCACATGATGTTGTAATGTTACCAAGCCAAGGTAGATTTTATAAATCTAAAAAGAAAAGTGTTAAAGTAGGGTATCTAACAGCCGCTGACGAAAATTTATTATCTAATATTGGAAAATTTTCAGGAGAACAATTGATTACTAGATTGGTAAGAAACAAACTTTATGAACCAGATTTAAACCCATTTGAAATGTTAGAGGGTGATGTTGAAGCGGTATTAATTTTTTTAAGAAATACTGCATTTGGAAGTGAATATATTTTTAATCTTGTTGACCCACAAACTGGAAATAAATTTGAATCAATTATCTCATTGGATGAGTTATCATTCAATAAACCTGAAACAGAACCTGATGAGAATGGGTATTATAGAACTAAACTACCTAAATCAGGAGCGGAAGTTAAATTAAAACTTTTATCTTACGGGGAAAATAATGAAATTGAAAAAATGGCGGAAGAATATCCGTCACACATGATTGCCCCAAAAGTCACACTAAGACTTAGTAAACAAATAGTGGAATTAAATGGTTCAACAGAAAAAGGAGATATCTTTAAATTTGTTGAACAAATGCCAATCATGGATTCGAAGTATATTTCAAATTTTATAAGAAAAAATGAACCAAGGATTGATTTAAGTAGAGAAGTAACAGCCCCGTCAGGAAAAAAGGTCAATGTAAGAGTTACCTTTGGGGCTGAGTTTTTTCGCCCTTTCTTCTAATTATATGATGTCCTTATTGGACCAATACTACCTTTTAGGTAAGTATTTGCATACTTCATATTCTGATTTTTTACAGATTCCTATTTATCAAAGACGATATCTAGTTGATAAAATTATTGAATTAAACACCCCAAAAAAATAACTATTTGATTATTTATAGTTATGATGATGATGATGGATAATACAGCACCTTCCGAGGAACAAACCCTTGGAGAAAATGCCAAAGCACTAGACGCCAAAATTTTTGATTTAGGGGTCTCCTACCAGGGAGTTAGTGAAATGTTTAACACCGGAGCAGAAAGTCTATATAACTCAACTGAAAATATGATTGTTAATGTTGATAGGGCAATGCAAGGTCTTATCAATACAATGGGTCGAGGGGAGACTTTTGCAGACGGAATACGTAAAAATTTAGCAAAAGCAATCCCTACTGTTATTGAATTAGGAGGTGCAGTTACTGATGTTGCAAGAGTTAACGATGAATTCACACAAACTTTAGGAAGAAATATAACTTTAAATACTGAACAAACAGAACAGTTGTTTGCGGCTGAAAAAATTTCTGGTACAAAGGCTAAAGAGTTAGTTGGAAGTTTCGCGGATGTAGGATTGTCAATTAAAGACATTTCCGTAAACATGATTAAAGTAAGAGAAGTTGCAAATAATTTAGGTGCAAACGCAATTGCAGTATCTAAAGAAGTTGTTGGTAATATGGAAAAGTTAAACAGATACAACTTTAGAGATGGAGTTGAAGGTTTAGCTAGAATGGCCTCACAATCTCAAACTTTGAGAGTTAGTATGGAAAAAGTCTTTACGTTGGCAGATGATATTATGGACCCTGAAAGGGCGATTGAATTAGCAAGTTCATTACAAAGATTAGGAGCGTCATCACAGGCTCTCACAGACCCATTAAGATTAATGGATTTGGCTCAAAACAATGTCCCACAATTACAAATGGAACTTGGTAAAATGTTTAAACAATACACCAAGTTTAATGAGGAAACCAAATCATTTGAAATTGACAAAGGTGCTAGATTACAAATCAAAGCGATTGCCGATGAAATGGGTATTGGTTTAGATGAGGCTGAAAGATATGGATTAAGTTTTGCCGATTTAAATAAAAAATTATCAGAAATTTCTTTCGCTGGATTAGATATTGACGAAGACACCAAAACACTTGTTGCCAATATGTCAACTATGGGTGAGGGTGGTGAGTATACAATAAAAACAGAATCAGGTGAAGAAGTTGCATTACAAACTTTCTTAGACCAATATAAAGGTAATGAGGATGAACTCAAAAAGTTTTTACAAGTTAAAGAAAAAGAAGAGGGTAAAACTTATGAGGATAAAATGCTTGAAGCCCAAGAAGACATTGCTGAATTGGCAAGGAAACAACTTGACGCTTATACAAAGGCTGAACAATTAGGTAAGGCAGCAGCAATTGCTATTCCCGCTTCTGTTGCAGGTTCAGAACTTGCTCAACAGATGTTAGCGGTTAATACACAATTAGCTGAACAAATTAATAGACCAATCATAGATAATTTAGGTCCAAACAGTCCGACTATTCAGTCTTTTGATAGGGCTGGACAAGGGTTAGAAGATATAGTTGACGAGATGAAAAAAGAAAATCCTGATTGGGATAAAGTGATGACTGTTTTTGAAACAACTGCTACAACATTACTCCTTGATATGACTAAATCTGTCGGGGATATTTTCAAAGATATGTCCCAAACTATTGGACCGGCTTTAAAATCACTTGGGGTAGAAACTGAAGTAATTACTAAAACTATTGAAGATAAACTTACTGAGATTATTGGTGATATTGATATTGAAAGTATTAAGGATAAATACCCTGATTTAGCAAACTCTCTTTTATCGGCAATTGAAGAAGCAAAAAATAATGCAATGGGACTCGCTCCTAGTGGGGAACAGGTTCAATCACTTAAAGACCAAATAGGTGATGCGTTGCAAGGTATACAATCTAATTTACCAAGTAGTCTTGAAGATGCTAAAAAAGTGTATGATGAGTTAATTAGTAAAATTCCATCAGAACTAAAACCTGATTTAGAAAAACTTAAAGAGTTAATTAACCAAATGACCGAAGGTCAAGGAGCTCAAGGAGGGGGAAGGAGCCAACCACCACCACCACCAACAGCAGATGGAGTTGAAGGTGTTAATCCACCACCGCCTCCACCACCACCAATACCACAGACAGGTAATGACTCAAATACAGGAATGGTTCCCTTATCTCCAAATATTAATATTCCGACAATAGATACTACAAATATTGATAAATCATATGAAGGTGTAACTACTTTTTTAAATAATCAAATTGAGAGTTTACAAAATTCAATATCACAAGGTAGTATTA